CCTGATCCTGACCGTGATCACCAACATCATCACCCAGGTGGTGAAGAAAATCACCTGGGACAAGATCCCCACCAATATCATGGCGGTGGTGGTGGCCATGGCCGTCACCCTGGTGGCGTTCTTTGCGGTGTTCCAGATCATGGGCTGGGCCGTCACCTGGTACATGGTGGCCGGCGCGGTGGCCCTGGGCCTGTTCGTGGCCTATGCGGCTATGTTCGGATTTGACAAACTGCGGGAGGCCCTGGAGCAGATCACGAACTGGAACAAAGACAAAACGGAGTAAGAGGAACCCCCGGCACCTACACGGTGCCGGGGGCGCTTTTATACCACGCGGCGGGATATGGTGGAGGCGTCCAGGCGCATGGCTAAGTCAATGATCTTTTTCCGGGTGGCGTGGTCCGTTTCGGCGGCGGGGGCAAGGGTGGCGCGAACCCCAGCGGGGACGATGGAAAGCGCCCAGGCAACCAGGGCCTTTTCTGTTTTTATCAGCACCGCCCTGGCCTCCATATCGGCATTTTGCAGCTTGACGGCCTCCGGGTCCGCCTGGTATTCTGCCTCCAGAGCGTCGAAAACGGCGTCATTTTCGATTTGCCAAAGGAACCGAGCGGGCCGCCCGCGCCGGTCCATGGCGCCCCTGGCTGCTAAAAATGCCCTTTCATGGGCGGCGACCCTGGCCCCGGCCAATTCACTGGCCTGCCGGGCCTGATTATAGGCCCGCTGCTGTTCGCTGTATCTCATAATTTCCTGCCTTTCTGCCGGGAAGTAGCCGCCCGGCCCGGCCTATATTGTTTTAACGGGCAAAGAACACGCCCAAGGGGCTACCGCTGGGAGAACGCCACCCGCGGGGGTGTATGTCCTCCAGGGCCTCCATGGAGGTGTGGCCATCGTCCCAGCGGATCACCGCCATGGTGGTGGCGGAGGTCCAGCGGGTAGCCATCCGCTCCATGAAACCGACGATCACGCCGATACCCATGGGACACATGGCGCCCCAGTTACCCACGACGGGCTGGCCAACCATGACCACGCCGGGGTGGTCGGTGGGCTGCGCGGCCTGGGGGATATAGGCGGCCACGGGGTCCGGGGAGGTGGTAGCCTCCTCCGCCTCCTCCGGGGCCTCCACATACTCACGGCTGGCCCGGAACACGGGAGCCATGCTGTACCGCTCCGGGATGATATATTCCCCGTTGTTGTCCGTGTGGATCTTCGCCCGGCGCTCCTGGCCGTTCCGGCGGAAAGTCACCGTTTTGGCCGTGCGCTTGACGATTTCCACCACGAAAATGCAGTTATGGTCACACGCGCTGGTGTCGTAATACTTTTTGCCAACTTCAAAAATAGCCATCTGAAAAGCCCCCTTGATTTATTCGCCTTACTTTTGTAAAATGGGGGTGGGCCGGTGTAAGGCTACCGGCCACCCTTTTGGGATTTGGTGCGCGGTTTACTTGTCAGGTAGGGCCGCGCACCATTTTATTTTGCTTGCGCCTGCCGAATTAGCGTGGCGGCCTCTTGTACCGTTTTGGCCTTACTTTCTACGAGCTGGGCCAGGGTTTCAAGAAAGGCGTTAAACTCCGCATTTGTCATCCCGGTTTCCATTGCCTCACTTCCTTTCATAAGGGGCTGGGCACCCCTGCCTTACGAGTATTATTATAGTCCTTAAAGAGTGCATAATCAAGCGGCAATATGCACGAAATAAAGTGCTTGTGTTTGTGTATTTTATGCACTTTACAGGGTGCATAAAGTGTGATACAATATCCGCACAAGGAGGTGGCGAAAGTGGCAATCAGCTACCAGGGAGCATTTGAAAAAATGAAAGAGGCCGGGATCACCACATACCGGATCAGAAAGGAAAACATCTTATCACAAAGCACTCTGCAAAAGTTAAGAGAGGGGAAGCCAGTCACAACTGAAACCATTGAAAAGCTGTGCCTGCTGATGGACTGCACCCCAAATGACATTATGAAAATCACCCGCTGACGGCGGGCCATAGGAGTGGAACCGCGGCCCCAATGAATAACCCTGCGCCAAAGGGCCTATAATTTTCTTGTGCTGAATATTACCACGGGTTTTGACGCCGGCCTGTGTTAATATCAAGAAAAATGTGGGCCATATCCACAACGGAGGGGCGCCGGGTGAAGTTTTACGAAATCAATGGGAAAAGGAATTTGTGCGGGGACCGGATCCGAGAGGCCAGGCAGAAAAGGAGACTTTCCCAGTCTGAGCTATGCAAACTGCTGCAACTGCGGGGGATCATGGTGGAGCGGGATGTGATCAGCCGCATGGAGAGCGGGGCAAGGATTGTGACGGACTTCGAGGCCGTGGCCATTGCGGAGGTGCTGGAGGTCCCCGTGCTGTGGCTGCTGGACAAAGAATAGGCCGGCGTGGTAGAAAGAACCACGCCGGCCTATTGTCATATTACAGAGAAAGAGAGGCCGCCCCCATGAAAGGATATAAGCACTTAACCGCCCATGATCGGAACAAAATGGCAAAAATGCGGAAAGAGGGAGCAACTATGCGCCAGATCGGCGCGGCCCTCCATGTGAGTGCGGCCACCGTCTGCCGGGAGCTGAAACGCGGCACATACACCTACATGAACGCGGATTACATCGAGGTGACCGAGTACATCCCGGAGCGATCACAAAAAAGGTACGAGGCCAATCTGGAAGCCAAGGGGCCGGGATTGAAGATCGGAAACCATAGGGACTACGCCGAAAAGCTGGAGGAGCTGATCGTGGATTACGATTACAGCCCCTCCGCCGCCCTGCATGAAATTGAAAACCACCCGGAAATATATGGGGAGTTCGGGGTGCGCGTCTGCCGACAGACGCTTTATTCCTATGTGGAAAAGCGGATCTTTGCCCGGCTGACCAATAAAGACCTGCCTTTTAAGGGGTCCAGACAGAAAAAGAAAACCAAACACATACGCCGCATGAAGTCCGCCGCAAAGGGGGACAGCATAGAGAAAAGGCCGGAGGAGGTAAACACACGCCAAGAGCCTGGCCACTGGGAAATGGATCTGGTGGTGTCCTGCCGAGGCGGCCACAAGTGCCTTATGGCCCTAACCGAGCGGGTGACCCGCCAGGAGATCATGCGCCTGATCCCGGACAAGAGCGCCGCCAGCGTGGTACGGGCCATGAATACGCTGGAGCGAAAATACGGGAAAATGTTCCCGGAGGTATTCAAGACCATTACCGTGGACAATGGCACGGAGTTTTCCAACTGCGAGGGCATGGAAACCTCCATATTTAAGGCAGGCGGCCAGCGCACCAAAGTGTATTACTGTCACCCCTATTGCAGCAGCGAAAGGGGGAGCAACGAAAAGCAAAACCAGATGATCCGGCGGAAGTTCCCAAAAGGAACCAACTTCGACAAAGTTTCCCCCAAAGAGGTCCGCATGGTGGAGGACTGGCTGAACAGATACCCCCGCAAGATCCTGGGGTGGTATAGCAGCGCAGACCTGTTCAACCAGATTTTTGGGGGCGTTTGAAATTTTTTTACTTTTTGTTACGCTTACCTATTGACATTTGCCAATGAAAATGCTACTAATAAGAGTAACAAAGCGTAAAGCGTTGTTACTCTTATTTTTTTATCGAAAAACGGAGGTGAAAAGACCATGAGCAACAAATATTTGGGGCCTGCGGATCGGCAACTGATTGCGGAGAAGTGGGCCGCTTATGCGTCGGTGCGGGAGATCGCGGGCCTGGTAGGTGTGGCACCTAAAACCATTTACGAGGAATTGAGGCGCGGGAGCAACGGCACCCTGGACAAGAATAGCCGCAAGGCATACAACCCGGAGCTGGCCCAGCGTCGTTTCCAGGAAAGCCTCCGACGGCGCGGCAAGCCCCTGAACAGAACGCGGGCGGCCAATGAATGAGTGACCCCACCGCCATGGAGGCGGATAAAACAAAGGAGGAAATGACAATGGCAACCATCATCAAGCAGACGAAAGAGGAAATCAACTGGGCGGAGATTGCCAGGGCCAGAGAAATGGGCGTACTGGACAAGCTCCTGGCGGAGCGGGATGTGATCCGCTTCCACCTGCGGAGCGGCACCGAGGTGGCCATCATGGTGGAAAAGGTGGAGCCGGGCCTGGCCTGGATGGGATTTGTGGACGGCGTGGCCGAGCGGCCTATGTATAACCTGCTGGAGCGTCCTGTGTCCTGGAAAGAGAGCGACGCCCGGAAATGGTGCAACACCGATCTGGTCCAGGATCTCCCGGAGGATCTGGTGTCCATCATCACCCCCCGCGCCATCCGCCAGACCATCAAAGGCGAGGAGCTGGTGACCACGGATCTGCTGTGGCTGCACAGCGCAACAGAATTTTTCGGGCGCAAGCCGTGGGCAGATGGGGACGATCCAACAGAGGAGCAGCTGCCAGTCTACAAGACCGAGCGGGACCGCGTGAAAATGTGGAACGGGCAGACATGGCCGCATTACACCCGTTCCGCCAATTCCGGCAACAGCACCAATTTCTGCCGTGTCGACACGGGCGGCGCGCCCAACGACAACGGCGCGGACGATTCCTGGGCGCTGGCCCCCGGCTTTTGGATCTAATCGGCGGAGCGTATCAACGGAAATCCACCCCCGCAAGGGGCGGAGAAAGGAGCCGGACATGGCAAAGAGAAAGGAAATCAAGTGGCGGCGGGAGGGACGCGGCACCATGACCGGGCGCCAGGACGGGATCATTTTTCGGATTTATCACGCCTGGGACATGCCGGAGCGAGAACACACCGTAAGCTGCCACGACACAAAGGGAGCCGGGAGAACGATCAACACGGCGGGGTATAGGAAATTCACCTGGGAGGAGGCTGTGGAGTTCTGCCAGGCAATCGTGGCAGGAGAGATCAACCTGGAGGACCTGCGGGCGGAGTTTGCCGCAGAGGACGCGAAAAGGGAGCGGCGGGCGATCCAGCAGGCTGTGGCAGAGGCCAAGGAGTTCCGGGGCCACCTGGAGCGGGCGGGAATTTCATACACCACCCTGCTGGAGCTGGAGGCACTGCGGGCGAACCTGGGGAGCCTGGGCCACAATGCACTCATGGGATTTGAGCGCGGGGAGGGCTGGCCGGATGGGACCTGACGGGAAAGACACCGCCCAAGCGGCGGTCTACATAGACGGGCAGCCGGTGCAATACGCCGGAGAAATCACCCTACCGGAGCAAGTGGAGCGCCCAGCGCCGCCGCTCCTTGCGTCAATGGGCCTTACGATGGAACAGGCCGGAAAGGTGGCCAAGGTCATGGCAGAGGCTTTCCGTACTTTCTGCGTAGCGTTAGAGGAGGCCGCGGCGGCTGTGACAAAGATATGGGGAGCCATCCAGGCGGCGGAGGAGTTCCGCAAGGCCCTGCGGTGGGCGGAGGCGGCCAACAGGCCGCTGGCCGCCCGCTACCACCGCACCAAAAAGAAGCGGATCCGCAAGAAGTACGCCAAGCGGATCCTGACCTGGTATCGGGAGGAGATCCTGTAATGCTGCGACTAAAAGCGAATAAAACCGCCCTGTATAAGCTGGTGGCGGATTATGTGGACAACCTCCCGCCCATGCGGAGCGGGACAGAGTTCATTAAATACCCGCGCACACCGGACTACGCCCTGAACTGGATCACCCCCGAATGGGACACGGCCCACGCCTTTTTCTCCGCCTGCATGGGCCGCCCCCTCCTGGCCATTGAGATCAAGGACGGGGAAACCGGAAAGACGGTGAGCCGCACCACCCATGCCCTGACCCTCCGGGATCTCCGGGAGCGGGGGATGGTGGAGGAGTTCGTAACGGCGGCGGAGCGCCGGCGGATAGAAAGGAGTGCCGACAATGGCGGACTTTCTCCCGCTACCTGAAAAGGAATACAGCGTAATTTATGCGGATCCCCCATGGGAGTACCGCCAGCACGGGACCACGGAAAAGAGCCGGGGCACGGCGCTGAAACAGTACCCAACCATGACCACCGCGGATATATGCAATCTGCCGGTACGGAAAATCTGCGGGGGGGGGGGCAGCCTGTTTTCTATGGGCAACTTTCCCAAACATTGCCGAGGGGATCAGGGTCCTGGAGGCATGGGGGTTTCAGTACAAGACTGCGGCCTTTGTGTGGGTGAAGAAAAACGCCAAGAGCGGCACCAACTTTTGGGGCATGGGCGCCTATACCCGCGCCAATGCGGAGGTGTGCCTGCTGGGCGTGTCCCCAGGCTTTAAGGCCGGGGAGCGGATCCGCAGCCACAAGGTACACCAGATCATTGAGGCCCCGTTTGAGGGGCACAGCAAAAAGCCGGACGAAACCCGCCGGCGGATCGTGGAGCTGCTGGGGGATGTGCCCCGCCTGGAAATGTTCGCCCGCCAGAGGGCGGAGGGCTGGGACGCCTGGGGAAACGAGGTGCCGCCGGAAGAAAGGAAGATCGAGTAAATGACCGAGCGGGAAAGACTGCTGGAGAAGCTGGGAAAGGTCAAGGCCCTGGCGGATCGTGGCGAGGGTGGGGAAAAAGAGAGTGCGGAGCGCACCCTGGCCGCCCTTATGAAAAGGTACGGGGTCACTGAGGAGGAGCTGGAGGACACAAGGGCCACCATTCACTGGATCCGCTATAAGACGGACTGGGAGCGCAGACTGCTGGGACAGCTTGCCTATATGCACCTGGGCACGGGCCACTCTTTCGGCTGTGTGGGCAGATACACAAAGAGGCCGCGCAAGGAAGTGGGAATTGAATGTACACCGGCCCAGTATATCGAGATCGAAGCGGATTTTGCATTTTATTCCGAGGCCATGAAAGAGGAAATGGAGCTGTTTTACAGCGCATTTCTCCAGAAAAATGAGCTTTTTCCGCCGTCGGAGCTGGCGGCGGAACCGACAGAGGCGGAAAAAGAGGAATGGAAAGATGTGGAACGGGCGTGGAAAATCCACTCCATGATGGGCGGACTGGACCGGCACACGCGCCACAAGGCCCTGGAGGCCGCAGAATAGGAGGGCAATGTGGAGAGTGAAAGAAAACCGATGACCCGCGCTCAGGTTGAACAGATCCAAAAGCCGCGCCCGGTTTGGATTGAGTGGATCGGCCTGCACCAATTACAGAAAAGCCCTGGCTGGGAGATCGCCACCCATGTCCATGCCGGGCGGCTTTGTATCAAGGGAGAGCGGGACAAAGATGGGTATTTACTGGATCTGTACGGGGTTTACTGGGTGGCATACGACACCCCGCCGGGAGAAAAGGAGGACAAGCAGACATGAGCCAGAGAAAGGCAAAGGAGTACCGCCAGGCCATGGAGCAGTACCGGGGCGTGGTGGAAGATGTGGACGATTTGAAACGCCGGATCGGGGCCATGGAAGCCCGCCACCGCAGGGAGGACCAGCTGGAGATCAGCCGCAGGCAGGCCAGACGGGAGGCGGAGAAGCGGGAAGCCAACAGGGCGGAATACCGGGAACACATGCGGAAGATCAATGCAGAGAAGCGGCGGAGGAAAATTGCCAGGCAGCGGATCGCTTTTCTGGCTTGCATGGCCATCCTGGCGCTGGCCCTTGTGTGCGCCCTTGTAACGGCCTGTTCGGCGCGTGGCAACGGACCGGCAGAGGAGCGGGAGATCAACAGCGCCGCCACCGTTTCCCCGCCGGTTACACTGGTAAGCGCAGAACCGGACATGTGGGACGGCGAGGGAGAGGATCCGCTGGAGGCAGAGAAGATCGAGGAGGCCCTGCTGGCCTCCGGGTATTTCTCCATAGCGGTGCCCATGTGCTACGAATACCAGGACTATATGCGGACCTACTGCGCGGCCTATAAGTGTCCCTATCCCCTGGCCCTGGCCGTGGCGGAGGTTGAAAGCCACTTTAATATGGAGGCCGTGGGCACCGCCGG